CATTGGTTACAGCATTATCTTGTATTTTAATAGTGCTAACACTGTTGTCAGCCAAAGTTCCAGCTGCGCCAGTTGCACCGGTTGGTCCGGTTGGTCCAGTAGGACCTGCTGGTCCAGTTGGGCCTACGACTGTACTTGCGGCACCTGTTGGTCCAATGACACTTCCAGCTGTTATTGTGGTTCCATTATTTCGTGTCAATATCAATTGCCCTGAACCGTTTACAGTTCCAGCGACTATCGCTTGACTTTCAATAGCTAGCATTCTTGTTGACGTAAAGACTGTTACTGTAGCCATTAAATATCCTCCTCGTTTTTGTTAGAGCTGCTTATTGTGTATGAATTTGCATCTATTACAACTATATCTGGTGAATTAATAGTATAAGTAGTGCTGTCGACTAAAGTTATTACGCCTAATGCGTCCGATTCTATAGTCCAAGTTCCATCTAAATTATCTTCAATTATTATTCGGTCCCATTTACGAATAAATGTTAATAGACTTTTCATAGTTGGTAATTTTGCATCTTCTGTGTTTAATCCGTATAAAACATCTTCTATGTCTGCTAATAAATACTGATTAATTTTTCTACTATCAATTATCAAATGTGATGTAGGCCTAAAACCGCTAATATTTTCAGGAATACCTGTTAACTTCCAAGTAAAACTTTGTAGCTCAGATTCAAGAACTAAAGTTTTATAAGTTCTAGTTTCTTCTATAGCCGTTAAGTTATACAATAAATGTATTTTATAGCCAGCAGTTAAGTCTTTTCCATCTTCACCAATTAAAGTTCTATATGCTAAATTAAACCTACTTTTTGCTTGTCCGGTTACATATATACTATCTTCATTTTCTAAAATACCTTGGCATGCTAAAAATTCATCAGGATATGTGTAAGCAACAATTGAACCTGCAAAATCACTAAGTGTTAATATATCATTGTATTTAGTTGCATTAAAATATAAAGGTTCTACCTCGGTTGCGTCATCTTCGGTTATACCAACTACTCCGTTCCACGGAACACCTGGGTTTGTACCCACATATAATACTACACGATCTAAACCGGATTCATATATAGACGATCCGGCTTGATGCCATTGTATGCGTGCCATAAATTTCTCCGTTTCATCCAGGCGAATTTAATTCGGCTTTTCGTTTAGCATTTAACTCGCGATTTCTTAAAGCAACTTCATTTTTAGAAGCTTTAGTAGGCTTTGAGTTTTTTAGGTTACAAATTCGTATTAAAGAAAACAATCTGTTTAAATGCCAGTTTTCACATTCAAAAGGTATGTTAAATGTGACCATCCAAAAATAAATTAATTCAGATGTTATTATTTCGCTTCTCCCAACTTTTGAATTAGTTATACCAAAAGTTGTTGCTGATCTTTTTGACTCAATGTAGTTATTTATTTGCTTAAAATTTTCATCTGAAATAGCATATAGTACACTTGAATCGTGATCGTCAAGGATCATACAAGATATATAGCTTAAAAGCTCTTCTGACGATTTTTCTTTGTTATCTAAAAATGGTTTTTCAAATTGCGATTCCCATTTAGAAAGTGAGACCAAAGAATGCTCTAAATTTAAGTTAAAACCATTTCTAGTTTCAAACTCTTGCGTTTCTTGATTAAAGAATTCATCTTCTTTAACAATTATCGTAAGCATTCTTTGGTCTCCTTTTTTATTTTAATACCATTTTGACTGTAGCTTAATAAACTACTAGAACGTAAACAAGAAGTCGTCGTCAACGTTAGCTGCAAAGACGAATCCGTTGTTTGGCGTAGCGGTAACAATGGTATTTGCTGTGATTGGCGGTTGAGCGCCAGCAATTAGGGCAACGCCATTGATGCGATACGTAACACCTGTTGTGGTAGGAATAGTAATTACCTTTGTGGTGCTGTTATAGGTTGGTGCTACTGGTGTGGTTGTACTTACTGTACCTGCAAACAATGCTATTACAGCATCAGGTAGAGGAAGAGACGGGTTTGTGCCGCTTGTTCCATACAAGAAGTTCTCAAGATTAGTTAACGCTGTAGTGTTAACCTTTGTTGAGTCAATTGTCATAATTGAAGTTGGCTTATAACCAGTTACAGAAGCAGGAGTTGTTGCAATTTCCCAACTAAACGTAATTGCTTCTGGTGAATCATTAACTGTATTATAACCTTTTTCAGATGGGCTAGCTTGGCAGCCGTAAATTAGGTGCAGCTTGTATCCTCGTTCGTCGCCAACAACATCGTCGCCTATACGGGTTCGGTATGAAAGGCCAAATCGACCTCGAGATTGTTGTGCAACGCTAACACCAGCTGTTGGAGTTGCCATTCCATCAAATTGTGCAAATTCATTTGGGAAAGTGTATGCTTCTATTGTAGCACCAAATTCTTCAACTGAATAAAGGTTTAGATACTTAAGGTTATCAGCATATATGGGGTTTGGTTCTGCACCGGTTGGTTGCTCGGTAACGCTAGTTAGTCCGTTCCAAGCATAACCCGTTGAGTATAAACCTGCTGAGTTTGGGATGTAAAGAACCGCTTTGTCGACTCCCGTTTCAAAGAAACGCGAACCGGATTGGTCCCAATAAAGAATTGCCATAGTGAGTCTCCTTTTAGAAGAATAGTTTGTAAACGTCGTGGTTTAAATTATCAACAGTGTAAAATCTATCAAAGATGCAAAGTGGTAACTTAGCTACTTCGTTAGGTATTTCGCTGTCTGGGTTTTTATCTATTATAGTAATTAAGTATTTTGTTTTTGTATAATAAGGTTTATCATCTGCATGTTTCACAACAGCATTATCTCTTTTGTAGATAATACATGGATATTTAAGTTGTATAGAAGCCGGCGGTTGAAAATAAACATTATTGGAGTTTAAAATACTGATTAATTTTGCTTGTAGATCAAGCCGTCGGGCCATTATACACACTCCCTAAAGTTAAGATTAGACGGGGGTTTCGAACTTCTACATCTGTAATAGTCCATAAAACCCCCGCCCATCTTACATATTTAATTTTAAAGAAATGCTGGATGGCTTGTTGATCAGCAACAATACTTATAGAATTATTTACGGAAATATCATTATTTATTTTTTCACCTTTGTTGTTTCTAACAATATTTTTAATAACATCACCAAAATATTGAATTTCAGTAATAGTATCAACATAAATGCCAGAACCACTTGGTTCTTCAATTGTGTTTCCGTAACCTATTTCTCCATAAAATTTAGCCATCAATTTTCCTTAAAATCAGGGAGCGTTATAAGTAAAGTTGAACGTGTCGTTCTCGCTCGTTGCAAAGTAGTAACCAGTGGTCGGAGTAGCAACAATTGTTGCATTTGCCGTGATTACGAACGAACCAGTCTTAGTGACTGTTCCCTGCTTATAGACAACACCAGTTACAGTAGGAATTGTAATTGTATTAGTGGAGCTAACAAACGTTGGAGCCGTAGGACTAACAAGAACGCTAGTTCCGGCAACTTTCTTAACGACAATAGCCGACTTCATCTTAATAAGGGCTCCGCACAAACGGGTCTCAATGAGGTACTTGTGCTGGTTGTAGTCGATGTCAAAGTCGTCGAACATTGAAATTGCGCCACCCTTATCAGCACCGAGAACATAGTCCTGCGGGTTGACAAGAATTGCAACAATTTCAGCATCTTCTTCCATAACTTCAACTGGAACAATTGACTCAACTCGTAGCTCTGAAGCCAATTCTCCAAGATCGCGATAAATTCGACGACCAAGAGTATCCTTCAAAAGCAGGAACTGAGCGATATAGGTTTCAGTGGTGTACATGGTTGGAGTTCCACTACCCTTGAAGTGCTTACGATTAGTGATGATTGCATCAATAACTTCCTGCACTGAAGAGTTTGCGTTGTCCAAGTTAACGTTAACAACGGTGGTGTACAATTCGTGATCCTTAGCGATCGGGCGAATGTTACCCTCATTGATCTTGTCTTCATGCGAAACGTCACGACCGTCACCGATCAAGATTGCGCGAGCAATTTCTTCATCGAGCATCATGCGCATTTCAGCCTTCAACCAAGTAACGACATCAAAGTCGGTGATGTCAATCATGTCATCACGGTCAAGCTTCTGCTTCTTGTAAATCGTAGTAGGAGTCGTAACTCGCTTACTAACACCGAAATACTCTTCTTTCTTTAGTGCAGCAGTTACATAACCCTTAGCACGTGCATCTTCAAGGGTGAGGTCAGCATGCATGGTCTTAATGCGGCTGAATGGGCTCTTACGAGTATCGCTAAGAAGCTTAGTGACCCATTCTGTACGACGCTTAAGCCATTCTGGAACGGCATCGATAGCGGTTGCTTCTGGGAAAAGCAAGTCAACATCAGTGGTTCCATGAGACAATGCATATTGATCGACAGCGTCTTTCAATGATCCACTCTTTGATGCGTCAGCAACGATACCCTGCAAATCTGCGTGGGAAATAGTTGGCAGAGCCTTAGCGTTGTTATTTTCAAAAATGTTATGTGACATTTCCATACCTTTCGTTTTTTGACTAAATTCTTCTTGTAATTCGGTTTCTTGATTTTCGAGGAGTGCTTCTACAAGTTCTTGTTGAAATTCATCCATCGATTCGTATACTTCACTAGCTGTAGAGTTTTCATCAATATCACTTTGTGCCATTGACTTTTCTTCGGCATCGCCTACAGCTTCTGCAATTAGAAAATATACTACATTTTTTTGCTCTTCACTAAATTCGTCGAATACATCTTGTACCGTTCGATCTTCATTAACAGCCATTTTTGGTTCTCCTTTAATTTTCATTGTTGTTGGTGTTGCTTTAAGGTCTTCCATAACAGCTGGTTCTACTTTATTTGTAGTCTGCGCTGCATGGAAAAGTTCTATTCCTGTGTAAATAATTGCTTCATCTTCAAGTTGTGATTCAAAACCATCAGAATGTTTAATCGTTACACTCTCTATTAAGGCACCTGGATTAGCCCCGGAAAGAACTAAACTAACTTCACGAATTGCTCCATGAAGAACTCTACCTGCTTTTTCAATCAATTCATTGGCCCATATGGATAACATATTAATATCCCCATGAACTAACAAACTTCTTGCATGTGTTGCTTTAACTGAATCGTTAAAATATCCGTATGCGTAAACACCATCTTCTCTATTTTCAAGAATAGCATGTCCTAACACATTTTCCGGATCATTATGGCCGTGTTGCCAAACTAGTGGAACTTTCATTTGGTCCTGGTGTTTAAAAGCACCAGGCATGATAGTCCTACCATCTGTACAACGTAATCCGGCCTTAGTAGCATAACCACTAAAATCGTAAGATGTCATTTTAATTTTCCTTTACTGAAGAGATTTTTTGTTTAAAAATCTTTTGAATTGTTTTAAGTTCGGGTTCTTCTATTAATGTTATTATTTTTTGAACCATTGCGTTTGGTATGTGTAAAATAGAATCTAAACAATCAACTTCGCTCAGAGACTGACCTATAGATGTGTGTTTATTTTTACCATGTTTTTTAGCGTCTATTAGATATCCAACAGACCTAACTACATATGGCCCGTCATCTTCTAAATCATTTAAGTATTCCCAAGTACCCGAACCCGAGTGAGCATCATGCCATATAACAAGAACTAATTTCATATTTAAGCTTCCTTTACATAAGCAACACTAGGGTCGTTTTCTAAACTTTGATCTGAACCTTCTTTCACATAAGCAACGCTAGGATCATTTTCTAACATTTGATCCGATCCATCACCAGCAATAGGATCGCTAAGTTGCGGCATATTAGGATCAAAAGGCTGTGGCATATTAGGGTTGTTTAAAGTGTCAGCTTTTGGTTCTAAAGATGGGGGTATTCCTAAATAACCTCTAATTTCGTTAGAAGTTAAAATTTCGTTACGGGTAAATGAATCCGCTATTTGAGCAATTTCAGTAAGAGGAACTAATCTAAATGGATCTCTGAAATATTTAATACTTTCTGTTTTTTTAGTAACAAAAGTTCTTTCTAAAGATTCAATTATAGATTCTAGAATTGGTTCTATTGTTCTATTGAAATAATTTAGCATTGCTTTTTCGTCAGCAGTGCCATTCATAATAGCCTCAGTTATACCAAGTTGACCGTATAACATTTGCGTCAAATATTCTACCTGTTTTAGCAGATTATTTTCTGCAGGTCTATTTAATTGTGTTATTTTTTCAGTACCATCGGTATACGCAATTCCATATTTACTACCTTTGAGTTGAAACTCGATGTCTTCTCGCCTTGATTCGGCTTGTTGCCTTCTAGCTTCAGTTTTTATAGTATAAGGTAATTGAATTATTAAGTCTAGTTTTCCAGAACCAGACTGTTCGTCGACACTATCTAATAAAGTTAACTTTCGTAAAAGACGCTGTAGTGTGGAGTTTGGTTCATTCATAAC